AACTTTACGAGAATCAGATTCAGGATTACTTATCATTTCATCAGGGTCAAAAACAAAATCTTCATCAAGCTTTAATTGCTCTTTCATATTTTTATTAACTTCCCCTCCGTTTTGAAGGTAATCACGTACATGATTTACTAAACCATTGTCGTTTTTCATCGCATCTAACACTGGAACGAAAGGTTTCAGCTCATTAAGCTGGGCTCTCAAATTCTGTGCCTCACGACTGGAATCACTATATCTTTTTTTCAGACTGTCTAACTCAGGGATTTCTGAACCTTGTGATACCGATGCCTCAGTTTTAACTGTTTGATTGGAGCCCTGATTATCAGGGGTTACCTCAGTTTGTGTTTCAGGCTTTTCAGGCTCTTGAACCATGCTATTAACACTATCTTCAAGAGCGGAAAAGAAATCATCACCTTCGGAGCCAAGAACAGCATCATCTACTGCTTCTGGGTTACCTTGTGTGTTTTCTTCATTATTCATAGTTATTTTTCTCCTTTATTATGAATGTAATATAAATTCAAATTTATTACTTTTCCAAGTCTTTATTTTTTTGTTGAAATTTGTTCTCATCATTTTGAACTTCCTTCCTAAAATGTTTCATCTGAGCTTTACTTTCAAGTTCGTCTTTATATATACTAGACTTAGCATCATGAGTTTTCTTACTAACTTCAACATTACCTTGCATAATTTTATTTTTAATACCTGCTTGAACAAGCTGTCTAGTAAGAGTTTCAATAGTCCCAGTTTTCTCTTTAATCTCTTCATCTTTTCCTGAGATTTGATTTCTAAGTTGAGAGTATAAACTTTTACGCTTGACAATATTTTCTTTATTCTTAATATCAGTCTCAGCTAATACTGCAATATCATCAACAACTCCAAGATTCATAAGTTCTTTTAATTCAGCTAAATAAGCCCATCTATTAATTGGTAAAGTAGAACCAGCAACTATTTTAACATCAAATTTAGCAGATGAATAATCTTTCCATTTACCAATAGCTTTACCTAAATCATTATACATTGGAACATTTATTTCAACTTGTCTATCTTCTTGAATAGCGTTTGGTTGAACAATTCTAAATGTTTTATGAGCAGTATATACAGATTGAGAATATTCTTTAACAACATTACCTACTTGTTTTAATGCAGGCTCAATGCAATGTTTCATCCAATATTTAATTCTTCTTGTACCATATTCATCCATAGCCAACATACCTTTATAAGGCATATCTTTACTTTGGCCTGTATCTCCCATTTGAGATGAAAATATACCAGCCAAATATTCCATATCCTGCTTACCAGTTTGTGTTAAACTAAAAAATGCATTGTTTAACTGAAATGGCTGGACAGGAGTAGGTGGATTATACCCTTGTCTCATGGGTAATAATGCCCCAGGTGCTGATGAATATTTTTCCCAATAATCTGTATCAACACTTCCTTCTTCATACATCCATCTTAATGCATTATGTATCATAAGTTGATGTGCTTTATTAATTTCTCGTTGTTTTCCAATTAAAGGTGATACTGCAGACATCGGAAATGGTGTACCTGTCCATTTATAATGAAATGGAATAATGGGATATTCAGATATAGGCAAATTTTTAACATATAAAGTTTTATCACCTACCACACAACATAATTTAATAACTGTTTTGTGAAATGGTATTGCTTCTACAACATTACTTTTAAATTTATTATCTTTAATGAGTAAGTCGTATTCCTTTTTAGTTATAATTTTATTATCTACCTTAGATGCTTCTTCTTGAAGTTGATGCCTAACTTCTACAGCAATAGACTCCATTTGTTTTTGCATCATCTCTTGTTCTTTTTGAAGTTCAAGTTGCATTCTTTCATTAAGCATCTTGCCTGATTGAACAGCATTTTGCATTTCCATAGTAGTTTCTTTTAATTTAACTTCCATTTCCATTTGTTTTTTCTGAACAATAACTTGAGCTTGTTGTTGTATTTCTTGAATCTTAGCTTCATCAGGAGGTATTCTGTAAAATAAATTAATATAAGGAACTTTTTCTTTTTCATACATTTCGAAAAATTCTATAAGTTCGTTTTCTTCTTCACTATATAAAGAATTATTACTATTCATATCTTTATATCCAAAATCTTTCTGAGTTAAATCAGTAGTTTTCTCTGTATAATTTTCATACTCAGTTTCATTAGATGATGCTGCCATTATTTTTCTTTTGCTGTCAGGGAACAATTGGACTAGGTGTCCTTTAGGTAGTATTTTGCGGATTAAAATATAAGCAGCATCTCTAAATAATATATCTCTTGATTTATTATCTACATAAACATCAAAGGGGTCTGGTTGCTGTATAACTACTTCTCCCATACCGTTATCAGCATCGGAATCTACGGTAACCATCAAGTATCCCATAGATTTAGTCACTGAATCATTTATAGCATTAGATAAAATAGTATCTCCATCTGATAAATTCCATATATAATCAGATATATCTGAAAATACAGCAGCAATTTCACTATCACTACCCTCTGTACCAACTGCCTGCCATCTAGGTGATTTAGCTGTAGCATAAAAATTAAGCATTTCTACCACAGGTATAATCCTATTGATTGTAAATGTAGGCATACCTTGTTCTTCAAGAGCAACCTTTTCATCGTAACTTAATTGATTATCATTAGCAAAATCACAACCTTTCTGGTTGATGTATTCCCATTGAATTCTATTCTCTGTTTTGGCGTACTGGAAAACATCCTGTACTCTTTGAGCCATCTTATCTTGTTTTTTAGCCATTAATTCTCCGTTATGCTATAACCCACGATTTTGCCGCAGGTCTTTTTTTATAAAATCTTCTTTCTTCTTTTCCGTCTTCATGAATACCTACAGGAGGTGTAGCATATTTACATGCGTATGCTAGTGCATCTATAACATCATCGTGTCCCATACGAGGACCAAATGTTATTATTTCATGCTCTAAATCATATTGGTCTTTCTTTAAATGTATTTGACCAATTGCAAATCTTTGAGCTAATATCTCCTGTATTCTATCTCTTTTACTCATTCTAGTTCCAGGTTTTTCCTCTTTAAATCTAACTGAAAAATCATTTCTCCTTCTAGTCTCTGCTCTCAAAGCCTGAAAAACAGGTTTAGACATAGTAGTATCCTCTACTACAAATAAACTTGGATGGAAAATTTTAGAGCAATCAAACATATAATCAACAATCCCCTGATTCTTTTCTCCAGGAATTCCCAAAACTGGTATTCCTCTTTTTCTTACATAATCAAGTACATAAATATTATTGTCAGAGTCTACAGCTATAGTTATAATAACACTATAATCAGCATCTCTTCTTGCACTATCTGTAGCAGGGTCTACACCAGAAAAAATATTAACTGGTTTTAATTGACCATCTATATTCAAAAAACAAATATCACTTTCTTCATCGTATTGGAACTTTCCTTCCCAATACTTTATATGGTCTCTAGTAAACATTGAGTTATCAGCAGATTGAACTTCCATCATATACTCCTGATAAAACTTATAAGGCTGACCTGAATCTGCGTAGAACTTCTTTTTACGCTCCATTTCCTTTTTACCGAACCAGCTATTCCATAGCATGGTATCGTCATCCATTATCGCTTTCTTAAGAACCACGTGCCAAGAAAAGTCTTCATCCTGTTTAACAGATTTTTCATAGTTGACAATAAGGTTGTTGATGAAACTATCGTAATGAACAGGTGTACCATTAATCCTAAGCCTACCACTACCAGGTTCAAGAGCAGGGAAAACAACAGCCGTAATAAGATTCGAGTTTTTGGCCCTAGCCTCTGGAGTAATGGTGTTATTCTCATCCTCAAAGTCATCAAGAATCACTAAGTCATATCTTTTATGTAGTTTAGCACCACCTCTAATACCAGAGATGTTGGATTTTGAAATAAGTTTACAACCATTTGTTGTCTCTATATCTGTTTCTGTCCATTTTGTGCCTTTTAAACTACCGAAATAATACAAAATTCTTTCATTGAATTCCAAATGGTATTTAATATAATCCATATTACCAGTCGCAAGTTTAGCTGTAGCAGATACCCAGCCGTAAAATAAAGGTTCCTTTGTAAAACAAAAAGCTTGAAGTATATCACATTTAGTTAATACGGTTTTACCGTGACCACGAGGTAAGATAATAGCAGTTTGTCTTTTATCCTTATCTGTAATAGTATCTGCTATCTCGTAATGAAACGGAGGAGTTTCAGACCTGAGGAAGTCATCTTGCAGGAATAATTTTCCAAAAGCAATTAAATCCTTTGAGGCTAACTGAAGAGCCTCCTCCTGTTTCGATACATTGTGCTTATTTATATTAGCCACTATTTTTTCTTTTTTCTTTTGGATTTAACTGGCTTACCCATTCTTTTTCTTCCAGCTGCTTTAGCTTTAGCAGAAGGTCTACCACGTTTTTTTCCATAAGTACCCTTACCGTAAGGCATGTTTATCTCCTTTCTTTGGTTCTAAATCTTCCAATTTGATTATATCGTCCATATAACACCTCTCCTCCATAATCTTCTATTAGTATTTGGGCGAGTTTACTTCGCCACCATTTACATCCTTTATTAACAACATTATTGGGTATTGCCTTTGGTTCTTCGAACCATCGACAAATACTTTTTTCATGCAAACCACAGTCTAAACAACTACTCGTTTTCAATTTCCTTAGGTCTGTGAGCATTATCAATCATATCATCTGTAAGTCCTTGAAACTGAACTCCAGTAATCTGTTGAACCTTTGCTGAATTTTTATCTTCTAAATCTAATATATCAGACAATTTAAATAAAGCTTTAAGCTTGGTATCGTCTTTCTCCGCAGTCTGAGCTACTATTTTAATATTCTCAAGAACCATCTTTTCATCTATGTCTAATTCTTGCAGTATAGGTTTTAATTCTTCTTTCACAGCAGTTTTAATCCTCTCTGTTTTAATTAAGTTTACAGCTTTCATTCTAGCATATTGCTTATTATTAGTAGGAAAAGCTTTAACATAAGCGTCCTCAGGGGATAAACCTTGTGATACGTAAGTAACAAAAAGCTCTTCATTAGCCGTCATCTTTCTTCTATTAGCTACAACTTGTTCTGGTGTAGAATCTCCCCCAAATGAGTATATATTAGTCCTTCTATCCGTATCCATGAAAGTATCTTGAAGTACTAGGAAGGTACCTGTGCAAGTACCTATATACGCTCTATCGCCATTTTTCCTAAGCATAGCGCCTTTTCTTAATATCTGTATTATGCATTTGTCATCTGCTAGTACCCAGTCTCCTATATTCCCCATACGCCAGTTAGTTATAACATCTATATGCGGTGGTACTTCCTGCTTATGTTCGTATACAGTATGCTTAATACCTTTTACTTTATAATATCTCACGCTTCTCCAACTTCATATAAGCTGTCTAAAATCTTTAAATCTTCTTCATCAAAATAATCTGTTAAGTAGTCCCAGTTACAGTCTATAGGCCCTGAAAAGCTATCTTCATCTATAGTTTCGCATATATACTCTACAGTACCTTCTTCTTTATTGTAAGCTATCTCTAACCTATATATAGAGCATCCTTTAGCTAACTTCTTTTTCTTATCATCTAATTTATCTGACATATTATCCCCTTAAGCTATGTGAGCAAATCCTCAAAGATTTGTGAACCTCAACCTCTGTAAGCTTACTGTAGCTTAATTATTAGGTTAAATCAATTTTGTTAAAAATGAATTTATATAAGTTATATACTTTTTTTTTAATAATCAAGAATTATTTAATGGGTCTAAGTTACTGAAAATCAATGACTTATATTTTTTACAGACTAAGTAGTCGGTTTTGTGTAAGCAATCCTAGAAAAGGTTTCAAAAATTGGGGGATTTTAGTGGAGAGCCTAAATTTATAACTAGGCGGGCTTGAAAGCGTTTTTTGTATATGCGTTTTCGTTAATTATCAATTGAATTCAATTAGAAAGGAATAGTATGCGATTTTTATTAATGTATTTCAGTAGTAGAATAGTAGGCGATGTTAGAACTTATATCTATACATCAAAGAAGTCTTACAAAGCTTCCATGAATGTGAATGGAACTTCCCAAGATTTCTCTATGACTTACTTCAATGGACAACCAAAAGCCAAAGACCAAGGTAGTTTCACGGTTTGGTTGAATGACAAGTCTGTTGAAGAAGTTGAACTTATCAAAGAAGTTTATGGTGATGAATGTTACTTGCAAGTGAATGAGCACGGTGAAGGAACGCTTATATCAGCAAAAGATTTCAATGCATTGCCAAGTGATGAGCAGAATGTAGTTACAGCTTCTCAGATAGCAGTGTAGTATCACGAGCCTGTCATAGAACGCCCTTGAATGGGTGCTTAGCTTAATGTTCGTTGGCTTATCAGTCTTTACAAGGTTACTTACTTATATGTAGGTAGCCTTGTATTATCTGTTCCACGCATAAACAAGTATTAATATAAATAAACGGCACTCAAACAAGGAGATGATATGAAGTGTAACGCTAGAAGGATATTTAATGGGTATAAAGA